GAAAACGGTGGTGCATCTGCCGCTGATACTGCAGGTACCGGAGATAATGGTGCAGACATCTATCCAATGTTGGTTGTTGGTGATGGTGCTTTCACTACTATCGGTTTCCAGACAGATGGAAAAAGCGTTAAATTCAGCATCAACCATAAGAAGCCTGGTAAAGAAATAGCTTCTTTGGATGATCCATATGGTGAAGTAGGGTTCTACTCTATCAAATGGTATTATGGATTTATGGCGCTTCGTCCAGAACGTCTAGGAATTATTTGGACTGCTTTGGCAGCTGTATAATCATAAATAGATGTCACCTCGAGGGCGTTAGCCCTCGGGGGGACGTTTAACTAAGGAGAAGATGTATGCAAGTTGAAACACCTATTAGTGAACTCACTGATGAAGAAATTAAACAGGAATTAAAAGAATATGGAATTAAATTTCATCATAAGACAGGATCATCTAAATTAGCAGAATTATTGCATACTGCACGGACTAGTCCAGAAGCAATGGTGCAAGATATTCCGGTAGCTGTAGATGATAGACCTTATGAAGGTGGATTACCAGATGCTAGTGAAGCCGCTAAAGCAGCTGCTGCAAAAGCATTAACAAAAACGGGTGAGAAAGAGGCTATGAAACTTGTGCGTATTGTTGTTACGCCTAATGACCCATTGATGAGTAGTTATCCTGGTCTTATATTTACTGTAGGTGCTTCAGGACTTAATGGCGGAAAGATGATTAAAAAATATGTTCCTTTTAACAATGAAGAAGGATGGCATGTTCCACAAATTATTCTTAATCAAATTGAACATGCTGAAATGCAGAAATTTAAAACAGTCACTACGCCTAATGGTGAAAAAGTATTAGAGCCATATATTACTAAGAAATTTAATGTACGAATTTTAGATCCACTAACTAAAGAAGAGTTGGAAAGATTGGCTGCAGCTCAAGCAGCAAATCCTGCATTTCATACAGGAGATAACTAATGGCTATTACTATTGCTGATCTAACTGCCGGTGTAGCTACCGATGCTAGTAATGTAGTAACAGGTACTGGTGTATTCGATGATTTAATGGAAACTGTGAATGCACATATGGCTGCCCAATTTAATTTAGGCCGTATTACTGGTAGTGATTATGCAACAGTATATTTAACAGCTATGCAAGCAGCTGTTCAACAAGCTGTAGCTTATACAATAGGCATGCAAAAAGGTAATGCAGAAGAAGCCTTATTATTTCAAAAAGAAGTTACTGAATTTGCTCAAACTGAACAATCTACTAAAGTAGCTCCTACAACTACTTCCGTGGCAGGGAGAGCAAATAACTTGTCTACTGAACAAGCTAAAGGCTTTAAATGGAATGCAGATCAAAAATATCTTAAAACATTACTTGATGCATGGGCGGTTAATATTTCAACAGCAGGTGTTGCGTCTACTGGTGTAAATGCTTTAAATACAACTGGGACCGATAATATAAATACACAAATCACAAACGCTGAACCGACCTAAGAATTAAAGGGGTAAGCAATGGGTTTTATTGCTAGTGTAATCTCAGCAGTTGTAGATGTTGTTGTATCTATAGTAGAAGCAGTTATACAAATTGTTGAAGTAGTAGTTCAATTAATTATGGTACTTCTCGGTTTTGATGGAGGTAGTACCCAGATTGTTGAGTACTTTGAAGTTCGTAACTACCCTCTTTTTGATGATGTAGATCGTAAAAATCCCACCACACAAGCACTACTACAAGCAATTCTTCAAAATAAAGATCTGTCTACTTCTTTAATTTATAATTTAGTATTCCGCAGTATGAAAGGGAATATTAAAGAGTTTATGCAATTTATTGAAAATGGAAATTATTTTGAAGGATTTCCAGAACTTGATTCATATATTTTAATTGTTGATTATGATGAATTAACAGATGCATTACAAACTCTTAATGGAGTTCCATGTACACCGGGAATTTCAGCTCTTAGAGCTTTAACTAAACAAGATTGGGTTAAGTATTGGCTACAAGAAAACAAAGGTTATGATGTAGGTGCTAATTTATTAGGTACTGAATATCGAGAAACTACTACTGGTCCGTATATCCCGGCTTCAGATACCGTTAATGTCACCCCATCACCTAATCATTTTCAAATCGATATAACAAGTGCAATAGCTCCGTCAGATGATGCATTAGTTGATATGCGATGGCATGTTAATTTAAATACTATTGTATATAATATCCCTACCGATGATTATACAATTGAAGCATATAATGCAGCTGGCATTACTATTACCCTTCCATATAATGCTCCATCTAGACCTACAGAATTACATTATGTATCTGAATACATTCGAAATGTAGATCCTAGCCGAACATATTTATTTGTTTATAAAGTAGGAGAAGGAACTTATGTAGATTTAGATACAGTCGAGGAACCAATTAATATTGATAATACTGCTATACAAGCAATGCCTGCTATACCTTTAAGAATTAGTAATTCAAACTACACAACCTTTGGAGCTACTAAACAAGCAGCAATAGAAGATTTATTAGCAATTATTCATTTAGATCCTGCTGAAATTATGACTGGTGTAATGAATGATTCAGGCCTAGCCCCCGGAGATATAGATAATGTTTATGTCAATTTTGGAGTAAGAATGTGGGATACCTCTCAAGCAGGTATGTCTTATTTATTTAGAATGTTTGAAAATTTATATCCTGCTCAAGGTGTAACTCAAGGTATGTACAACAATACACAACCAGGTGAAGTACCTCCAACTAATAATATTTTAACTCGTACTGAAGATAAAGAAGATGCATTTCAATGGAACTACATTACTTATGCATTTACCTCATTAGCAGATATTAATGCTAATAGTGGAAGCCCGGAAAATGGTATCTATTATTCGGACATGTCGAGATTTGATGCTAATGGTATTTTAGCTACCCCTTATTATAGTTCATCTGGCAAAGGTACTTATAATGTTGGGTATAAAGCAGATAATTTGACTGAAGTAGCTGATTTTTTAGCCGGTAATGGGGTAACTAATCCTGGTACTACTACAGCAGAAGCGGCTAATTGGCTCCAAGTAACTGAAAGAATGAGCTATAACAACCCAACTCCTGTATTACAGAACTCTGATGGTACTACGAGTAGTCTAATCTATTTAACTCCTGATGCCGTATATGAGAATAATGGATCAGGTATATTAAAATTAGTTCAACAAGCATCAGAAGAAACAACGTCTGGACAATCAATTACTTACTATAAAATCAAACCTAGTGGATTAGCCGCATATACAGTTGCTGCTCCTATTGGGGCTATGCGCGTTATTGATGGCGATACAGGAAAATTTAAAACAGTTAAATTCAATCTTGGAGCTAAAGAAGATTTAATGGCTCCGTTTGTCTATACGTTTGTTAAAGATCTATCGAATACAGATCAGGCCCAATTATTTTTAGCTGGAGCTCATCTATCCATTTATGTAGCTCATTATGAAGTTATTCATCATGCAGGAATGGGCTTTCTTACAGCTCTTGTAATGCTTATTATTCTTGTAGTCATTATCTACTATACCGTTACCACATTCGATCCTACTGCTTTAAAAGCATGGTTAGCAACTGTTGCAGGAACTGCTGCTACTGCTGGGTTATTAGCTGCGGCTCAAATAGTACTAAGTAAATTAGCTGTTTATGCCTTTAAATGGATAGTTATGTCTATTATCCAACAGATTATTGTAGAAATAGCAGGAGATTCTGAATTAGGCATGATTCTTAGTTTATTAGCTACTGTAGCTATGATGTCATGGGAAGGTAACTTATCATATGATGCAGATGGAATAGGCGCATCATTTGATTCAATGGGCGATTTTGTTGGGGATGTCAGTACTCCAGATGCTTCTTTCTTTAATAAATTTAGCTTTAATAATATGACTTCCTTTAAAAGCCCTGCATCGTTTACTCCGATGCAATGGGCTGCTATAGGATTGCAAGCATTTAGTAATATCAATAGTTTACAAGCAGTAGCACTTGCAGAAGCAGCTGATGTAGTATCGACTGCTCAAACTGCTTGGAATCAAGAAAGAACTAAAAAATTAACTGAAATTGAGAAATTAACCGAAATAGATTATGGTATGGGGGGCTATACGGTTGCCGCAGCAACAGCACAATCATGGCGAAAAGGAACTGGATTAGCTATGCATGCTGGTCCAACTATTGATGGGATGTTAGGTATAGTTCCTATGACATTAGCAAGTATTGCTATTACTCCAGATTTTGATTTTTATGGTGCAACGTATGATGTATAGTAGTATGATCTAAGTGATAACTGTATTTATAAGCAGGAGATAGCAAATGGCAGAGAATTATACTAATAAAGTTTATCCGTGGCGTAGAACTTCCCAAAAACGGACTCCTCCACAATTTTATCCTGGTACTGGTATTGGTACGGGTACAGGATCAACAGGAGCTTATTCTTGGCAACAGGATAAAGAAGATGAAATAGGTAGAAGGCGTAACCCATGGGCATTTACTGGAGGAAATCCTAATGTACCTGGAGATTTTGAAGGTGTAAATTTTAATGACCCATTAGCTAAATTTAATCTGACTAATGACCCAATGTATCAATTTGGGTCTTCTCGTACAGCTCCGTGGGCTAAAGATCCTACTAAAATAGCAGAAGCAGCTGCAATAAATAAGATAACAAATCCTCCCGGTATGATGGATAAACTAAAACTATGGGCTGGTGATCATCCTATGGATGCTGCAAAAATAGGTTTAGGTATTTGGGGCGGGATTCAAAAGCAACAAGCTATGGGGCAACAACAACAATATTTAGATGATGTTAGAGCAGCTATGGCGTTTGATCAAGCTGATGTAGATAGACGCTGGAACTTAGCTATGGGTGATTATAGAGTTAGAGAAGAAGATCAAAATCAATTTAGAGCATCACAAGGTATGGAAAATAAGAAAACTAACTTTACTGTGTAAGGGGCTAGCATGTCCGTATTAAAAGGAAATATATCATCAGTACTTAGAAAACGAGATAACACTTTACTAGATAATTTACGTAAAGGATATAGTGATCAACAAAAACTTCGTGAAGGACAATTAGCAGATGCTAAAGCAGCGCTTGGTGCTGTAGGGCATGCTGCTGATGCTGATATTGATTTAGCTCTATCTAAAGCTCAAACCCCAGATGAAGTTCAAAATGTATTAGAGAATGTTGGTGGATTTGCAGATCGAGGATTAGCTGCTAAAGCAGGAAATCAACAGCTTCAAAATCTATTAACTCGTGAATCTACAAAAATTAGTAATCTTACTAAAGATTTAGCTAATCGTGATGTACTAGAAAATTGGCAAAATAAAGAAACAATGAAAAAAGAACTTGGAGAACTTGCAGAATTTACTCCTGGGACAGTTGAATACAAAGCAAAAGTAGAAGAACTACATCAACGTAATCTTGCCACCGGAACTCCTGATAAAGTAATTACTGACATTTATGCTCAAGAATTTGGTACTGCTGATATTAGTGTAAGTCCTGATACTATCCAAGCTGCTTTAGGAGTAGGCGTGGATATGACTAATCCAGATAATTTTGGTACAGCAGCATACAATAGAGCTGTTAGTACTATCTCAGATAAGTTAGAAAACGAATGGACTGGTATACGTGATAAATCAGTATTTGATAAAAGAGCTAAAGATTTATTAAGTAAATCTCAATGGGGACAAAATTTTGATCGACAAACTAAACTTGAAGCAGGCGAAACTACTCAAGGTATTCGATTAAAAGAACGTAGTGCAGCTATAGCAGCAGCTATTAGTTCACAAGATCCTGATTTAGTCGATGCTGAAGTAAATAAGACTTTAAATTTCTTACAAGCAAATAACATAACTGGACCAGAAGCTGATGTATTTAATAAAAATATAGAATTAGCATTAGATCGTTCTAATGTAAATCCTGCGTCTATATTCCAAAACTCTTCATATGGTAAAAATGTACCCTATCAAACAAATCCAGTAATAACTCCAATGCAGGCTTCTCGCCTCACAAACGATATAAAAGAAGTATATCGTAAAAAATATCCTAACTTACCAGATCGTTTGTTAGATCCACAAGTTGCTAAAGTTATAAAAGCAGATCAAGAATTAGGTTTTGCTATTTCTCAAGGTAGTAAAATAGCAGCTTCTAGGGCAAATATAACAGCTGATTTTATGGAACAAGCTGAAGAATATAAATCACAACAACATAAAGCTTTATTTAGAATGGCGCAAACAAGCCCAGAAGTATATATAGCTGAAAGGTTAAGTGATAAATTTCGAAAAGAAAATTATGAAGGAAGTGGATATACAGCTAATGATGTTAATAGAGTAGCACAAGAATCTTCTCACATTATGGGACGATTACGACAATTTTTTAAAAATGATCAGGGTGAATTTCTTCCAGCAAGAAATCCTGAAACATTAGCAGCATTTAGATTAGCTGCTTCTAAAGCAATTATAGGAAATGCAGGAATAGATGAAGATTCTAATAGAACAGGATTAGATAGTAAAGATATAGTATTTAAGACATTAGATGCTTATCAAGAAATGTCTGATACTTCAGATTATGATTTATTACAACTATTTGTTAGAGCACTTCCTGATGCTCATAAATCTATTAAGAAAAATCAAGATGGAACAGTAAATGTAGGAAAAGGAATTTTAAACTTTGCTACATTTGCTGAAGGAAGACTTTTAGATGCGAGAGCTCAAGGTTTAGGAAAATATGATAAGGATACTTTTATAGGTAGAGCCCAAAGAGCTATACCTGATATTCCTCTTCTTGGAAGTAAATTTCCAAAATTAAAACCAATTCCTACTGATCCAAACGATCCTAATTCTAGTAAATATGATCGCCTTACCATTAAAGCAAGAATTTTAAATCAGTAATTTTCTATGAATTCTCATATAAGTAAAGATACCCCATGGCTCAACCAACCAATGAAGAAATTATACAACAACTAACAAACTCCACAGCTCCTGATCAACCTATGAATGGAGCTGCAGTAGCTCCTCCCCCTCCTACAAAAACATCTGAACTTGCAATGGCTAAAGCTCGATTAGCCTTTGCTAAAAGTAAATCACAAGAAAATGTTGCTACTACTAAAGCACTACTTCAAGCTAAACAAGTTTTAGGTGTTAATAGACCTTTGCCTCCCCCTGGTTTTAATCCAGTAACAGGTACAGTTGTTGAAACAAACCCTGAAGTTCCCTTAAACCAAAATGATGCTTTATCTACGGGTGAATTTGGAAATGTTACGTTTAATGAACCATCCGTACCAACTAATATTCATAATAACCCAGGTAATATACAAAAAGGACAAGGATATGCAGGTGAAACTGGAGAAACTTATGGAAATGATAGACCTACACCTTTTGTAGATTTTGATACCCCTCAAATGGGTGTTAGAGCTATGTTTGTAGATATGCGAGCAAAGATGAAAGAATTTGATGGAAATTTATTGGAAATGGTTAATAAATATGCACCTCCATCTGAAAATAATACTCAAGCATATTATGATCATTTAAAAAATAGTGTAGATGGAAAAGAAATTGTAACTGAAAAAGATTTACCTACAATAATTAAAGCTATGATTAGCCATGAAAATGGTAGTAATACAGATGTTACAAATTACTATTTAAATAATCCAACAATTGTAGATGAAGCTCATCAATTATCTAGTTTAAATCTTCCTGCTGGGACTACCTATGAACAAGCTAAATTAGAGTATAATCAGCAAGCACAAGGTATTATAGGTGCTCATGCCCCAGCTGATGAAGAGACTGAACCTGGACAACCATATGTAATCCAGGCAGGTGATACATTATCTGAGATTGCTCAACGACAAGGTATATCATTAGAAGAACTACAACGTCTCAACCCACAAACTGTAGGTCACGAAACAGAGATACAACCTGGACAGGAACTA